GAGTTTGACCGCATACAAGAGGTACTCAGGAACGAGCGTTTGCAGTGCCTGCAAGACCGCCGGTTTTGTTCGATCCCCGGGGCTCAGTGGGAGGGGCCGCTTTCTGAGCAGTACGAGAACCGGCCGAGGTTTGAGGTGAACAAGACGCAGCTGGCGGTGATGCGCATCATCAACGACTACCGGTCGAACCGCATCACGGTGGAGTACGTACCGCGCGAGAAAGAGTACGAGAATCTGGCGGAGACGTGCAACGGGCTCTTTAGAGCGACGGAAGTGGACTCAAGCGCGGAAGAGGCGTATGACAACGCCTTTGAAGAGGCGGTGACCGGTGGGTTTGGGGCGCTGCGTTTGCGCAACGAGTACGAGGACGAGTACAGTGGGGAGAGCGACGAGCAGCGCATCTGCATTGAGCCGATTTACGACGCGGACTCCTCGGTGTACTTTGACTTGAACGCGAAGCGCCAAGACAAAGCGGACGCGAAGAGGTGCTTTGTGATTACGGCGTTAACCCGCGAGGACTACGAAGCGGAGTGGGGGGATGATCCCACGACATGGCCAAAAGAGATTACCCGCACCCAGTTCGACTGGCAGACGCCGGACGTGGTGTACGTTGCGGAGTACTACCGCGTGGAGGAGACGACGGACTACATGGTGACGTTTGAGGGGCTTACGGGGGACGAGGAGAAGGAGCTTTTGTCGGTGCTCAAGGAAGGCAAGATGGAGGAGATGGAGGCGCTTGGGTACAAGGAAGTTAAGCGCAAGAAGATTAAGCAGAAGAAGGTGCACAAGTGGATTATGTCTGGGGGCAAAATCCTTGAGGACTGCGGGTACATTGCTGGGCGGTGCATTCCGATTGTGCCGGTGTACGGCAAGCGCTGGTTTGTGGACAACGTGGAGCGGTGCATGGGGCACGTTCGGCTGGCGAAAGATATGCAGCGCCTAAAGAACATGCAGCTCTCTAAGCTCGCAGAGATTTCGGCGCTCTCGTCCATGGAGAAACCCATCTTCATGCCTGAACAGGTAGCGGGGCATCAGGTGATGTGGGCGGAAGATAACCTCAAGAACTACCCGTACCTGCTGGTGAATGGGATTACGGACGCGCAAGGCGCGGTGCAACCGGCGCCGCCGTTGGCGTACACGAAATCCCCTCAGATTCCGCCGGCGATGGGGGCGCTTTTGCAGGTAACAGACGTCGATATGCAGCAGCTCCTTGGGAGCCAAGGCAACGGGGACAAGATGGTGTCCCACGTTACGAGCAAAGCCGTGGACTTGGTGATGCAGCGGCTCGATATGCAGAGCTACATCTACGTCTCCAACATGGCCAAGGCCATTAAGCGCGTGGGCGAGATTTGGCTGTCCATGGCTAAAGACGTGTTCGTGGAAGATAAGCGCAAGATGAAGGTTGTGACGTCCAACGGCGAGCAGGACGAGATTGAGCTCATGACACCGGTGATTAACCCTGAGAGCGGTGAGCTTGAGTACGACAACGACCTGTCTGAAGCCGAGTTTGACGTGGCGGTGGACGTGGGACCGTCTTCAACAACGAAGCGGCAAGCGACGGTGCAGGCGCTGCTCTCGATGATGGCGGTAACGCAAGACCCTGAGACGATGAATGTGCTATCGTCCATGGCGATGATGAACATGGAAGGCGAAGGGCTTGGGGACGTGCGGACGTACTTCCGCAAGAAGCTGCTGAAGATGGGGGCGGTTAAACCCACCGAGCAAGAGGCCCAAGAGCTCCTTGCCGAGGCCCAGAACGCCCAACCGGACGCACAGACGCAGTACTTCGCAGCAGAGGCGCAAAGGGCAAATGCGCTCGCTACAAAGGCACAGGCCGACACGGTGCTCACGCTGGCAAGAGCCGAAGAGACGAGGGCGAAGACCGAAGAGACGATTGCAAAGGCTGGTCAAATCGACCAGGACAAGGCGATGAAGCTGGCCGATCGCATCGAAGACGATGTGCAGAAGCTGGCGGCACCGGTTATGCCGGCAGCGCCCATGCAAACATTTTAGTGGACAAGCCCACTAAGTAAGAAAAAATGGAGAACAACAACACGGCAGTAGATGCTGAAGTTGTCTTGGAAGATGAGGAAGCTCCCGTAGCGGAGGCTGTGGCTGAGGAGACCGGTGCGCCGGTGGCCTCGGAGCCAGCTAAAGACGGTGTAGCGGACTCTTCGGAAGAGATTGACGTCAGTATCGGGGATTCGCCGACCCAGAAAGAGGACGCAGAGAAGGCACCTGAATGGGTGCGTGAAGTGCGTAAAACCAATCGGGAACTGCACCGTAAGAATCGGGAGCTAGAGGAGAAGCTGAAGGCAATATCGGCAACTGAGAACAATCCGGTTGACCCTGGGCCGAAGCCGACACTGGAAGGCGCCGATTACGACACGGAGAAGTACGAGACCAAGCTGGCAGAGTGGTTTGACCGGAAACGGAAAGCCGCTGAACTCCAAGCCAAGGCCGAGGAAGAGCAGCAAGCCCAACAAGCAGAATGGCAAAAGAAGCTCGAGAACTACGCAAAGTCGAAGACTGAGCTGAAGGTTCGAGACTACGAAGATGCCGAGGCTGCGGTGCAAGAGGTACTGAACGTCACTCAACAAGGCATCTTGTTGCAGGGCTCAGACAACTCGGCACTTTTGGTTTATGCGCTGGGCAAGAACCCGAAAAGAGCGAAGGAACTCTCGGAGATAAAAGACCCCGTGAAGTTCGCTTTTGCGGTATCGAAGCTCGAATCACAACTCAAGGTGACAAAGAAAACTGCTCCTCCTCCAGAGAAGACCCCACCGTCAGGCGGGGCAAGGTCAACCGGTGGTTCCGACGAAGTGTTGGAAAACCTACGCGCAAAGGCCGAGCGCACCGGTGACTACACGCAGATTTTGGCCTACAAACGTCAATTGCAGTCAAAAAAGTAACCTATGGCTAACTCGTTCAATAAAGAAGAGCGCGTAGCGTTTGAAAACCTCCTTGAGGGGTTCAACGACGCGCTTGTCCTCTCCCGTAACGTCTCAATCTATAACACAGACCAGACGATGATGGAGCGCACCAACAACGTCATCTGGCGCCCGCAGCCCTACATTGCGACCTCGTTGTCGAATGCAGGGGTTGGCACGGACATCACCAGCGTTGGTGGCTACGCCTCCTACACCCAGCTGGCAGTTCCCGCCAGCATCAACCAGACGCGCACGGTCGCTTTCGAGCTCAACGCTCAAGAGCTTCGTGACGCTCTGCAAGAGCAACGCCTTGGCGACTCGGCGAAACAGAAACTCGCTTCTGACATCAACGTGTCGGTGATGAACCTCGCGGCCAATCAAGGCACGCTGGTGGTTAAGCGCACGACCGCTGCTGGTGCTTCGAGCGGGTTCGATGACGTCGCCCAGTGCGAGGCCATCTTCAACGAGCAAGGCATCATGGATGGCGACCGCTACCTCGCGCTCAACACGCGGGACTACAACGGTCTTGCCAACGACCTTGCCAAGGCTTCGCGCTCCTTCGGGAACCAGAAGTCCGACAAGGCGTATGAGCGTGCGTATGTTGGCATGGTAGCGTCCTTCGACATCTACAAGCTCGACTACGCGGTGCGGTTGGCTGCTGGATCTGCTACAGCGACCATCAACACGACCGACGGTGCAGCGAACTACTACATCCCGAAAGCCATCTCGACTTCGCCAACGACGTCCGAGCGGCTCAACGTGGATAACCGTTTCCAGTCGCTGACGGTGGCAGTTTCCGCTGGCGCTTTGGCGGCAGGGGACGCATTCACCATCGCAGGCGTCAACGCAGTGCATCACATCACCAAAGGCGACACCGGCCAGCCTAAAACCTTCCGTGTCATCTCGGCGAGTGCGCCTGCTGCTGGTAGCCAAGCTATCGTCATCAGCCCTCCGATTATCTCCAATCAGGTTGCTAACGCGGCTTCCGCGCAGAACCAGAACTGCGTGGTGAACACGAAGGCATCGAACTCCTCAATCACGCTCTTGAACACGGCGGCAGCTCCTGTGAACTGCTTCTGGCACAAGGACGCGATTGAAATCCTCCCTGGCCGCTACTCGCTCCCCGACAACGCTGGCGTTGCGGTGATGCGCGGTTCAACCGACCAAGGGCTGGAGCTCGTTATGACCAAGCGTTTCGATCAGAACACCCTCACGACCAAGTATCGTGTGGACACGTTCTACGGGGTTGTGAACAAGCAACCCGAAATGAGTGG